ATATCTTTTTGTTCATTATTACTTATTTAATGTCCAGTTTTTATAGTAATAAACTGGACAAATTATTTTTATAACATTGTATAAAAAACATTAAAACGTTTCTTTATACGGGTGTTATAAAAGTTATTATTCCTTATATGCTTCATTACCTTTACATTCGCATACTTCGCAATGTTCTGCTTTATCTTCTGTTTCAATTCCGCAAGCTTTGCAATGATTTATTTTGTTTTTGTCTTCCATAGTTTCTATTTTCTTAAAGAAGTTCCTTTTAACTCGATTATGTTAAACATTTGAAATAGTCTATCGTGTACCCTAAATCCGTACTTCTCTCCAAGGTAGTCTAAAGTTTGTTTAAGGCTTCCGCTTTGATCGTGATAGTTCATTGTTGCTATAGTCTTTGGCAAATCTATCGATCGCTTTTCAAACATCTCTTGGAATAAGTTTACCTTCCCGTAATTGCTTGCTTCTCTTTCCGTTGTTAGGTCGTCAAAGTATCTTGTACCCTTTGTGTATTTCTTCCAAAAGTTTGTTTTTTCTTCTGCTGTATTTAATCCCTCGTATTCAGATACTACGTCGTTACACGTTGAGAAGCCAAATAAAGGCTTGTAGCGGGTTATTGGTTGCAAGTTGCCCTTTATATCCAGTATAAATTTAACTGGCGTTGTACAGCCTGTAAATAACATACTATGTATTGCCTTAAAAGTAGAAGTCTTACCGCATCCTGTACCGCCAACAACAAGCAAGCCTTTTTTTAAATCTGGCTTTGATATTGTTTGGTTTAGTATTGGCGAATCGTAAAACTTTTTATTCTTAAATAAGTAAGATAACAAGGTATAAACAAACGTTCTTGACTCTTCATTATTTGCATCTGGATTAAACTCTTTGTTGTTTTCTAATTTGTAAAATTTTAAAAAAGTATTATAAAGACTAAATAAACCTGCATCTGCATACTCTGGTAATTCTGTTTTCTTGTCTTGAATGCTCTCAAAGTATTCAGCGACCTTTTCTTTTTGTTCCTTGCTTAGTCCTCGATCACTTTCATACTTCTTTATTTGTCGCTTCTCTGTATCTGTTAACTCTGATTTGTTGATTATTGAGTTGTACTTGTGCTTTCCAATCTTTTTATCTTCCATAGTTTTATTTTTAAAAGTTATTAGTTTTATTATCATAAACAATAATAGATCCTTTATCTAAAAAGGGCACTGCTTTAATCGGTAACCCTTTATAAATTAAATTTTTACCTACTTTAAAATTATCTATTTTAGACTCTAAATCTATAACCCAATTATCAAAATCTAAATTATTCATAAGTATTACAGGCTCTTTCATTTTACATATTGCCTTTGCTTTAAGTTCTCTATCTATTTTATCTTCCATGGTTTTAGTTTTTAAGTTGGTCTGTTAGTATTAAGTTTAAAGGCTGGCTTATCTTTACCAAAGTTAGTCTTTTCATTCTCGTAGTTTCCTTCAAGGATTTTTAAGAAGTTTGCTTTATTGAATATCCAATCAAAGTTTGCTCTGAACTTGGTTTCATTTCCGTTTAAGAAATTATTGTTACTAGCTTTTAAGATTACTTTCTTAATTATGTCTTCATCGTACTCTTCTAATCGGTTCTTAATTAGCTTTTTTCTTGAGTCATTTAATTTTGTAGCTTCTGGTAAATCTTTTCTTTCAAGATTAAAAAACTCATAAATCCCTTTTATTGTTTCTTTCTCTTTATTTAGTATATTCTTTCTTTCTAAATTCTTTCTTTCTTTGTTTAGGTGTTTTCCTATTACAGGATTATCCGATGAAGGGTTTTCCTGTATATGGGTTTCCGTACACAGGGATTTAATATAAGGCTCAATATGTAATTCGTAGTCTATTTTCCAATGACCTTTTTTATTTTGGTACTTATGACGCTCTAAGTAATTGCTTTCTTCTAGCTCTTTTAAGGTGCTATTAATAGCTTGTAAGCCTTCTTTAAGTTCAAAAGCTATTCTTACTGCTGAAAACTCCCAACCGTTGCTCTTAGACTGTATAAATGCGTATAGTCCTTTTGCCTTAAGACTTACTTCTTTATTCTTTAAAAGCTTGTTTGGTGTTTGTGCAAACTCTGTTTTAATTCTTAGCTTTCCCATTATGATTCGTGTATGTTTCCTATGACTTTAGATATTCTACATTGATATTTAGATAATGCACCGTTAGCAATCCATCCACATTCATTCCATTTTACCTCAAATTCTAAAGGCATTACATCTATTAAGTCAGATGCTAAAATTGCAAATGTTTCGATAATATCACCTTCATAAATGTCAACTCCATTCTTATCTTGTAATCCTGTGAATTGTTCAATAGTGTAATGGTCTAAATTAAAATCAGCTAAACCCATAAATTTTATAATTTCCCAATCATGGTATTTTCTACTTATAGAATCCCATATCCTAAATTTAATTGTTCTATTTATCATAATATTTATTGTATAAAAAAACCGCTTTGAATCCCTGCCTATCAACTCAGGAGATCCAAAACGGTTTTAACATTTTTTTAAGTTGCTAAGATTGATAGGCTGCAACTGAACTGCTAATATACTACTTTTTTATAACTTCATAACCATAGGCTTCAAGTTTTTTTATAAGTCCATCTATCTTAATTCTTTCCCTTTGCTCTTTTACTTTCTCAGGGTTCTGTGATAGAATATAATAAGAATGAGTTTCCCCTTCTCTTTGTGTTATAATACCATCGTCATGCAAATCTGATAGTCTAGCTGATGCTGTTTGATGAAGCATCCCTAAAGCATTAATACAACTAAAAATACTTATCCTTTTATAGTCTCTTAGATAGTCTAATATCCTTTGCTTATCGCTGAACTTCTTGCCTGTAAGCTCTTGTATTTGATTTGCTTTATTGCTTGCTTTAGTTTTCATAGTTTTATTTTTTAAAATGGTAAATCGTCATCATCATCTGTATTATTAACTTCCTGTTCTTCTTGCGGTTGCTTGTCTGCTATCTGAATAGCTCCGTCAGTCCAAAAGCATTTGCCATTACCTACGTAGAATCTAGGGTTTTTAGCTTCTCTTTGCTCCTTTGATTGTGATACAAAGGCACTAAGGTTTTGCCCATAGTTGTTTGTTTCTTCATTAATTGAGATAGTCAACTCAATTCCTTTTTCCCCTTTCTTCTCTAGTGTTTGGTAAAGAGTTTTTAAGGTTTCCTTTTTGATGTAAATACTGTTTAGTGATGCCATAATGTTTATTTATTTAATAATTATCTTTAAATGGATTGCTTTCTTCTTCTTCTATTCTTCCAATTATTTCTTTTGCTATTATTGAACCCCATGACAAACCTTTAGGTTTAGTTTTTGCATAATGCTTTAAAGCCCAAAATATAACGTCCTCAACCTTTTCTGGATGTTTCTGTTCTTTTAACTCGTCTAGTATTATTTGTTTTGCTATTGACATAATGTCTAATTTTAAATGCTCCCTAGTTTTAAGAGCGAATAGTTAATTTTAAAATCTTCTTTTTGATTTAATTCTATGTACTTACGAGCGACTGTAAACCAATAGCAAGAACTAGCCTTTAGTAGCTTCTCAGACTTTACTTTGCCCCAACGGTTTAAGCCTTTAATATTGTCTGAGGTGTCACCCATTATCATTTGTTGCCAAAATAAAAAACTAGCATCGTCATCTGTTAAGTAAATAGGTTCTTTTTGCTTAAAGCTTTGTTCATGGAATCCGTTATCGTCAAATAAATAGTTCCCTTCAAAGTCTTTGTCTTTTTGCTTGTAGTAACTCCAATAAAAACCCCCTATGGTCTTTAAATCTTTGTCAGGGCTAACTACTATACAATTTGCTTTACCTAGCTCTCTGGCTCTTATAGCAATCAAATCATCGGCTTCTAAAGTGTCTGAATACTTAGCATCGTTAATCATGTAGTGATTTCTTAATAGCCAAACATAATTGTTACGCTTTCGATTTGACTTATAACTTGGTGCTAATTCTTTTCTAAAAGACTTTGTGCAAGTTGTAATGTAAAGTTCAGTCTCGCTAATTTCTTCAAACATTACTGAGTCTAAGTATTCTACAATTTCTAATACTTGCTTCTCTACTCGGTTGATGCCTTGGTTGTAGACTTCTTCAAGTAGCCATTGTTTAGCTTGCTCTTTCCCATGCAACTCGATAGCCTGTCGCATCTGTGTTATAGATACGACTTTGTAGACTGCCTTGTATAGTATAGAATCGAGGTCGATTAGTGCTAACATTATGCTTCTAGTTCAATACCTCGATTAGTAAATAGTTTCCCAGCATCCTTAGAAACTTTATATTGAGGATTGCTTACATACAATTCTTTAAGTTCTTCTCTTGTGGTTAATGCTGCTAACTTGGCGGTTAATAC